TCAGCTGGTACCAGCTGTGGAAAACTTGGCCTGCTGCCACGCAATCAGGTCGCTTTCACGCCAGCGGCGCGTGCCCGGCGTGACGCTGATCGGCCGAGGGAACCGGTCCTGGCTCATCCAGCGATAGATCGTGCTGGTCCCGGCGCCGGTGATTTCTCGGACCTGCGCGATCGGTAAAAGGCGTTCAACGGTCGGCTGGCTCATATCAAGCTGCCTCCCCTGCGAATTCGGCCATCAGCTCCCCCCACGCTTTGCGGAAGATCCGCTGCGATGCTGCCTCGAAAACCAGACCGGGGTTTTCCGCCCGCACCATATGGATGTCGCGCAGCCACTGCTCCTGGGGCGCTTCGCCGACCATCTCGGCAAGCATCTCGATCTCTTCGCTTTCTGCTGTCAGGCGGGCGTTTTTTTTCAGCTCATCGGCGCAGACCGCCAGAATGCCGGGGAACAGGGTGCCCGACTGGCGGAGCGGCTGGCCGCGCCAGGCGGCGCCCAGAACGTAAAGCGCAAGGCTCGTGGCGGCTGGCCCGGGAGACTTCCACGACTTCGACAGCGATCCGATGTTCCCGATGACGCCCGGCCCCCACGAGGCATTGTTGGTGTGCGTCGCCAGCTTAAGCCCGGCTGCGGCGATCGCCGATGACAGCGCGCGCGCCGCGCTATCGCCCGAGGCCAGCGCTGCCTTGAACAGATCGAGGCGGGAAAGCGGCTGGCGCGTCCCGTTCATCTGGCGGAACATGGCGGCTTCGGCCTCGATGCCATTGGTGCGGACGACGACGCAGGGCAATTCATAGATATCGCCGCGCAGCCGAGCTGCTGCCAGCCGATGCTGGCCATCGATGACAAACAGCTCATCTTGGGCCGTTGACCTTTCGGCCACCACCAGCGGCTGGCACATGGCCCAATCCCAGTCGCGCGCGATCCGGGCGATCAGCTGCTTGCTCTGGCCATTATCGATAGCACGCTGATAGCCGTGATCGATCTTCAGCTCGTGACAGTTCAGATTCTGCAGGACAGGGCGACGGCCCTTGATGGGATTGCATTTGATGCGGGGGGCGGTGTTGCGCTTCATGGCAGCCTCGTTCAATTTTCGGGCGGGCATTTGGGATCGATCGGGTTGCGAGCGGCGTCAGGGCGGCGATCGGACACAGCGGTCGGCCAGCACGACAAATCGTCGGCGGACCTGATCCGGATCGATCCGTGTCTGCGTATGACGATGCACGGATTTGACGGTTTCACCGAGGCCGGAGCCACGGTGCCAGCAGTCATCGATGACAGCCATCACCCGATCGGCTGGCGGCATGGGGAGAAGCACAACGGGATATGCCCCGGCCGCGCCTTTGACGCTGACCGGGGCAGGGCGACCCGTTGGGCTTTGCGGCCGCACGGAAGGGATGATAAGGGCAGGGCAGCTGCTGCCATTGCCCTGCCCGCCAATAACGGGAATCGTTTCGGACGTGTGGGTGGGGGCGCGGTCAGACATTGCCAGCTGACAATTCACTGGAAATGGATCGCGAACGCAGCGGCGCCAAAGTCGCGCTCGCCCGTTCCAGCCATGCCTTGAGCATTGCCGTCTCGTTGCCAGCCGTGTTGCTCACCTCGATCCGGGCGCAGCGCAGGACGGTGGTGCCGCAGGTGTAGCGAAAGGTGGCGTCAAACTCGGTCTGAAGGCGACGAATGATGTATGCGGCGGTGTACTTCTCTGCCACGCAATCCAGCGCCATCTGGCGGGCCTCAGCCAGCTTCAGCAGGGTCTTGAAGGAAAGGGTCTTAGCCACGGTCGACTTCCTTCAGGATCAATCTGGCGTTTTGGACGCGCGATAAGCGATCAGCGCAGCAGCGCCGATCGAGACAAGAACGAAAAGCAGTGGAGAGATCAGCAAAACCAGCACCGCTGCTGCGACAACGGCAGCGCCTCGCCCTTCAGGCAAAGAGATGAACGAAAACCAGCTCACCGCCGTCGACCAGAGTTTCAAGGCTTCGCGCTTGAGAGAGTTGTCTTCCATATCGATAACCTCGCGAATAGCGGGGAGGAGCGCAGCCCCTCCCGCGCCGATCAATCATTGATCGCTGTGTTGATGAGATCGAGCGGTTCCATTTTGTCGGCTTCCGCCGCGCTGATGGTATCGACGATATCGAACTTGGCCGAAGTCAGGCCGTCATCGAGATGGGCAAGGAACTTCGCCGCACCCGCATCATCGCCAATCTGCACAAACAAGATCGTGAAGTCCTCATCGCGCTCCAGCTTGGCCGCAGCTGCGACAATGGCGGCTTCCGCGGCAGCGCGATCATCAGGCTCGCCATCGGTGAAGATGATAGCCACGGCCTTTTTGCCGTCGGCGTTCAGCGCGTCGATTTGAACGATCGCTTCCGCAAGAGGCGTGGACCCGCGCGGGCTGCGGCTCTGGAAAATCGAAGACACCTTGTCGGGCGTTACGCATTCGAAAACCTGCACGGCGCCGCCGAAAACGACCAGATCGATCCCATCGGTATCATACTTGTTGAGGACCGATGCCAGACCGAAGATGGTTTCCTGCGCTTCCTCCCAGCGGGTCTTGCCCGGATAGCGCGTCGAAGGGCTAGCCATCGAGCCGGAAGCATCCAGGCCAATCACGAAATCATATTCCGAGGCCGTTTCGGCAGTCAGAACAGTAGTGGTGGAAGCAGACATTGCATTTACTCCGTTGGGGCCGGTGACTTTGCAGACGACGGGAGATCGCTCACTGTCGCGTCCAGGCGGGCCAGGCCCGGAAACTTGGAAAATCGAAATCTGCGGCATGCAGAGTGAAGCTCAGCCACGGCGGGCCTCCTTTGCCTGTTGGTGGCAATCCGCGCAGCGCCAAGGGCCATGCGCTCCGTTCAGGCTGAAGCTGGGGTGCAGCAGGCCGCAATCGGCGCAGCCTTCCGGCTTCCAATTTGGTCGAGTTGTCGGCGATGTCGGCGCATGGCGACGGGATGCGGCAAGGGTGAGCAGGTCTGTCATGCCTCACCTCCCGTCGGCGGGGTATCGGGAAGGGCATTGATCCCCGTCAGGTCCTGCGGATCGATGCAGATCCACATCCAACCCTCCCGGGAATCGCTCCAGCGAAACCATCGGCCCAGCGGCTGGCCATCGGCGGTATAGCCATGCGTCAGCCAGCGGAGATCGCCCGCCCTATGTTTGACATAGCCGGCATCGCTGCCGGTAACGGGCACGCCGTTTCGCCACATCGGGCGAACGGGGCGCGGCGTGTAAGTGCCGGAGGATCTTGCGGCTGGCGATGCGCGCAAGGGAACGGAGCGCTGCGTAGGGGCTTTGGGCGCGGGCGGGGCGCTGTCGCCCATCATGTCGAGCAGGTTCATGCCCCAAGCACCCCCAGTTCCTTGCGGCCGACAAAATTGGGCGGCGGTAGCGGCACAAGCATCGTCGCGTGGCGCCAGATATGCAGGCAGTAGGGGTGATTGTTGATGTAATCGGCCTCAGCCGGGTGCAGCTGAAAGCAGACCTCTTCCGGCAGGAAGAAGGTGCGCTTGATGAACTCCATCTCCTCCCAGGTCGGGCAGCGGTTGGGCAGGCTGACGGAAATGTGATCCCATCCTTCCGCCTCGGGATTAGCAGCCGTAGAGACGATGACGCGCAGGGTGACCGCCGCGCTGCGCGGCACATGGAAATAGCCGCCCAATTTTTCCATACTGGTGTCGAACCAGCCCCACAGCGCCATTTCCGCCCCGCGATCGCGCCAGCGGTTGAGGGTGGAGAGGTCACGCATTGTCGCTGCCCTCCCGGATCCAGACAGGGCCAGTATCGACGACCAAGGCGCGCGTGGCGCTCTCGCTACCAACGAAGCAGGGATAGAGGATCGAACCCGACATGACGGTCTGGAAGATGCAGCCGGTCCGGTTGATCTCCTCAAGCTCTTCCGGCGAAAGCCGCCAGCAGGAAACATTGGCGGGGCCGCGCGGTTGCCGAAAGACATGAAGGTCAACGACAACCTCTCCATCACCCATGAAAGTGAAGTTGGCGCCCGGGAAGGAAATGGGCTCAGCCATGGTACACCCCAGTTCCGGTCGACATCTTGCGGCGGTGATGGCCTAGACGGCCTGCCGACTGCTGACGGCCATCGACAGGTGCGACAAAATGATCGGGCATGACCGTCTCAGCAGGACGCTGATGCGCACAGCCCAGATCGCCGCGTGTGCCGCAGCGCGGGCATGGATCGCGGCCCGCTGCCACGGGAAATGACTGCATCGGGATCGAATGGCGGCCCCCCGGAGCGCCCCGGCGCGCACGGGGGATCATGCCGCGCGGCGTGGCGCCCAGCAGCTTGTTCAAAAGCTCGATCGAAAAGCATTCATGGCTGATATCGCGACGGCGTTCCTCCTCCATGCTGACGGCCAGTTCGCGCGGGGTCTGGCCGGCGCCTGCCTTCAGCTTCTTGGCATGGGTGGGCAGAACCTTCTTGGCGGGGGCAGGGACCGGCACTGCAGCCGGAGGATTGTCGATCGCGTTCAGCGCCGCGCGACCCTTTTCCGTGATTTCATAGACGGCCGGGGTCATCGGCTGCCCCGGCCTGGGCATGACGCGGCGCAGCTCGCATGCGCCTATCGCATTGCCGATGCGCGCTGTTGCCAGCGTGCTGGTAATGCCCAGGTGCTCGCGCAGGGCCAACTGCGTGCTGGGCGCGGCGGCGAAGAACCGCAGCACGGCTTCGCGTTCGGCTGTGATGCGTGAGGCGGGGCGGCTCACGGATGCCCCCATTCATCGCGAACATCGTCTTCGTCGTTGCCGGTGATGAAATCAGGCAGGCGGGGGGCCGGGCGCGCCTCCTCGGGCAATGCATCGCTGATCGCCTGCGGCAGGCCGTATTCGTTCTTGTGCCGACGGGCATAGGCCTGCGCGGGCGTGCAGGGGGTGAACTGGTAAAGCGATGCTCCGCTCAGCAGCACCGGGCCCAGCATGACATCCGCAAACAGTGGCTCGATCTGGCACATCTTGGTGCCGAAGCGCTCGACCTCGGCCACCCGGCCGACCAGCGTGCGGTGGCCCAGCGCTTCGACGATGGCATAATTGCCCTCGGGCATGGTGTCGGCGGCGATGCGGGTCAGGGTCTGTTCGGTCATGACAGGGGCGCTCCGATTCGGGCGAAGGCGATGGTGGAGATCAGCGGGTTGAGGTCCCAGCGGAAGTCGGGGCCCGCGAGGCTGGCGGCCTTGTTCCACCAGCCGATGAAGTGGTTCAGATGGGCAAAGCCCTGGGCGACCATTTCATCGGACGTCATCGAATGGAGGCGGCGCGTGCGGTCGACCGCTTCGATCACCAGATGCTGGCGATGCCAGGCGCGCGGCATGGTGCGCGCCTTCATCAGAGGGCCGAGCCAGCCCTCTGGGGCGGGGCTCTCCGGCGTCAGGTCTGCGGCATAGATCGGCGTAACGCCCTGTGCGGCCGCGCTGCTGGGGGCGAAGTGGGCCTTGCTCTTGGGCAAATAAAAGGGTTCGCGGATCCAGAGCAGATCGCCGGGGCGATAGGCCTGCATCTGGATCCCGACGCGCCAGAGCGTGGTGAGCTGGCCCGCCATGATGCGGGAGAGCTGGGGCTCGATGATGGTGAGGGCGAAGGTGCTCATGCCCGTGTCTCCCCTGCAGGGCGCCCACCGGGCAGCGCCAGCTGATAACCCTCACCCGGGTGGGCGGCATCGAGGGCGCGGCATTCGGGGCAGGTGCAGGCGCCCAGCAGGGGCACGCGGGCCAGACGGCGGCGGCGGATCGATGGTGCGCGGTTGGCGTTGGCGTGGGTCACAGCGCGCCTCCATTGGGCAGGCAGCCGAGGGCGGAGCACTGCACCACGCCTGCGATCACGCGGTCGATCAGATGGAGGACCGCCCAGAAGGCCAGGCCGATGCAAAGCTTGCGGGGGTGCAGGGCGGCTCGGATTAAGCCGGCTGCGAAAGAATATGCGTGTCGCCGTTGCGGAAGTGCGCGATGATCGTACCGTCCGGCTCGCCCGCGATCCGATCCACGCTGGTCAACTTGCGCAACACCCGGCCGTACCGGTCCGTGATCGCGACAGACAGGCCCGCGCCGGAGCGCTGCGCCGTCCAATTGGATTTTTCCATCGTTGGCTCCTTTGGGGTGGGAGAGGGGGCGCATCACGGCTTCCTCATTTCGGCAAACTTCGCCACGTTGCGGATGAACCGCTCTTCGGACGCGTGGCGCGCGTGCAAGTGCTGTTCTTCGGCATCGCGAAGCCGAGATGCCATTTCCCGACGGGGTCTGGGTTTTGAGTGCGCCTTGATGAGGAGGCGACACAGCTCAAACACCTGCTGCGTTGCATCGTGATTGGCATCGCCGCGCAGCACGGCGGTCAGGCGCGCGGCAAAGCCCAGCGCTTCGTCGCCCCGAATGAAGATACCGGGCCAGTCACCTTCGAACTGGATTACGCCCGTTTCGACGCGCAGGCCGGGTCCGGGCGAGGGAAGGGGAAAAGGTTTTGCCATCATGCCGCCTCCACCGGTTGGGCGGGCAGGCGCAGCAGATCCTTGATCGTGGTGCAGGTGCCAGCAGCGGCTTCATCGGTGCGGGGGAGGACCTTGCGGAAAGCCGCCGCGCTGAAAGCCAGACCGGGCCAGCGGGTAAAGATCAGGCCGGTGATATTGAGGCGCGGATCGACGTCGACAACGCGGTATCGCTCGCCGAACTGAGGGCCTCCATCCTCCAGAATGTATCCGGTTTTGCGGCACCGCCAATCGCCGCTTTCCGCGATACATTCGGCCAGATCGCCGACGCGCCATTCGTCCGGGCTGTCGCCGGGCGGCGGGGCGGGCGGCGCAGCGGGCGTGGCGGGGGCGGCGGGCGCTTTGCCGATCAGGCGCGCGGCGAAGCGGGCAACGGAGTTGCGGTTCATGGCCGTTCCCCCCGCCAGGCGCTGCGCATGGCCGGGATGATCTCATGCCGCAGCTCATCCATCATTTTCACCGGGCCTTCGCCCAGCGCGCGCAAGGCGGCCCAGATCGCGACCAGCAGCGTGCCCGCCGCGTAGAGCGCGAAGATTGCCACGCAAAGCGCCAGGCCGACCACCGGCACGATCGCGCGGCGCAACCAGTGCGGGCGGATATCGCCAAGCCCGCGCGCCATTATTCGATCCCCAGCGCGTTGAGGTAAACCTCGAGGATGGCTTCCTGCTCTTTGCGGTCGTCCGGCTTCATCTTCCGGATCCGGACAACCTGGTTCATGGCCTTGGGGTCATAGCCGGTAGCCTTCCCCTCCAGGTACACGTCCTTGATGTCGTCCGAGATGCCCTTCTTTTCGGATTCAAGACGCTCGATGCGCTCGATCAGAAGGCGCAGGCGTTCGTCAGCATCGATATCAGCCATGGGTGGTCTCCTTCGCGGCGGCGCGGTCAATGCGCTCGATTTCGGCAAGGATGAGGGCGCCCGCGATGATCAGCAGGCGGCGGGGCGCGGCGGTCAGGCTTTGGGGCAAGGGATCATCCCAAGGCCATGCGTGCATCGCGGCGATTTCATGGCGCCCGGCCAGCGCCGCATAAGACGCGGCCATCAGGGCGATCTCGCCCGCAGTGTGGCGGTCGTCATGGGCGGCGTCATAGCCTTCGGCGGTGACCTGGCGGCGGCGCTCGTCCGAGATCGCGACCAGAATGAACGACCGCGCGACGAACTCTGCGGGCAGGTCGAATTCAATGGTCGTACGGGGTGGGATGGGGTCGATCTTATCCATGGTGGATTGCTCCGGGGATGAAGAGTTCCAGCGCCGCCGCAGCCATCGCCAGGAGCGGCGCAGCCAGCAGGCCCAGCGCAGCGATGGCGAGGCGGAGGGCGATGGGATGGGGCATCAGGCGGCCGAACCGGCGCCGGCCGAGGTAAGGAAGTCCGCGCGGCCCATGCCCAGACGTTCGCCAAGGGCGGTCGCGCCTTCTCCCAATTCCGCGAAGCGACGGGCCGCAAACTGCGCACCGATCTGGAAAGCGATAATCTCGGACACCATGCTGGGCGCTGCTTTGCAGCGGTCGCCAAAGGTTTTGACCGCTTCCTCCATCGCATGAAGGGCAAGGTCGACCGTGACCGCCGCCTGATCGGCCGGTGCGCCGGTGCCGATAAGGTGAGCGACCAGTTCGCGTTTTTGCGCGTCGTTGAGGAACGAGCTCATCGGCCATCCTCCTTCATAGGTTCGATGGTTTCCCATTCGATGGAAAAGCGCTTGGCCTCGACAGGCAGGCCATCGCGTTCGGCAATGGCCCAGATGCTTTCCTGCATATTGCGGAGCAGCAGCCGGATCAGTTCGGCGCCGTTGGCGATGGCCATCTGGACCTGCCAGGCATCACCCCCGCTGGTTGCGGCCCGATAGAACGTCTCGATCGCGGCGATGGCCGTCTCGCGCGAGTGGTCGATCATGGCCTGCCAGTCCTGTTCGGAGACATTGGCCGGGCGCGGGAATTCGACGAAGGCATTGGTCCACGATTTGGTGGCCGATGCATTGCGGAAATCGGGGAGGAGGCCGCTCATTGGACCGTGCTCTTTTGAGCATCGTCGGCGCTGAGATTGAACGGAATGGTGCGCGCTCCGCCGCCGCAAGTTTCGCAGTAACGGAAAACCGATTGCTGGAGATTGACCAACATCATCTGCGCCAGTTCGGCGCCATTGGTGATGGCGTTGGTGGAGATTTCGACATTGCAGCTGCTGCTTGCGACCTTAAAGAAAGTGGCGAGGGCGGCGATGGCGGCATCATGGGCCAACTCGATCACCTTTGCCCATTCATCGGGCGCCATATGGGCCGGGCAGCCAAGTTGCTCGATGGCAGCGCGCCATTGCAGGCTGATCGCGCCGTTGCGGAAATCGGGAGCGTTCGTCACTGCGCGGCCTCCTGTGCGGGGGCCTGTGCGGCGGTTTGTTCGTCGAGGTGAACTTCACGCAGGGGGCCACTCCCGGCAAACCGTTCGCTGAGCGACAGTTCGGCCAGCGCCAAAAACGACTTCGCAGCAAGCTGGGAGGCAATCTGCGTCGCAGCCTTGCCGACTGCCAAGTTCGGGGCGGGGCGCAGCGTGCTGAGAAAGGTTTCGCGGGCGGCCCGCGCCGCGCGATCGGCCAGATCGACCGTAATCTCGGCCTGATCGATGGGCAGGCCGGAAGCAATAAGGCCCTCGATGCAGTTAAGCTTCTGAAATTCGCTGAGCATGACGATATCCTTTTCAGGCAGCAGAAAACCGCCCCCGAAATCGGATGGATCAGGGCGGATCGGCTGAAAGGTGAGGCTTGGGCTTGGTCAGGGCGGGATGGGCCCTGTTGCCGGATTACGGCGGGATCTGAGGGCTGTCGGTTGTGCCGGACTTCATGTTGGTCAGCATTGCGCGGGCGGTACCCATCGCGACCAGGGCCTCCTCCAGCTCGCGCAGTGCGCGGCGGATTTCGGCGGGGCCTGCATCGGGCAGGATCGCGCTCAGCATGGCGCTCTCGGCCTCGGCCGATTCCTTGATCACGCTGGCCAGATGAACGCCCAATGCGGCGCGATCGGCAAAGCGGTTGATGCAGGCCAGATCGAGCTGCAGCGCGTAGGTTTCGAAGATCGGCGCGCCGGTGCCGCCTGCAGCCTGAAAGGCCAGATCGAGCGCGATCGCGGACGCCATCGGGATCTGTTCGCGGCGGCCGGGTTGGCCCCATGCGCGCACCGTGGTCTCCGATCGGGAAACCGCGCGGCCCATGGCCCCCCATCCGCCATCAAGCTGTCCGGCAATGCGGGCCAGCGCGGCGTCGATGGAGGTGGGCGCGCGATGCACGGTCATGCCGGGATCCCCCGGCCGGAAATGGTGCCAGCTCCGCCAAGCCGTAACGGTTCGGCCATGGCGGGCATGCTCATACCGCCATGGCCTGCGCAGCTGGCGTGCGCGAAGGGAAGGGCGCTGGCTCCGTGGAGTTTCGGTTCACGGATGATGGCCTGCGCGCGCTCGCCGTGTCGCGACAGGCCTGCGCCGCCAGCGGGCGCGGTGAGAAGGACTGTAAAAGCGGCCGCCGATTGCAGCAGACCGATGACCAGCGCCGCGATAGGCAGGAGGCGCAGGAAAGGAGGGCGCGATTTGGAGCGCGAGGTCGAATGGTTGATGGCGCAATCCGCCGGGGACGTGGGCAATCCCCGGCGGACGCCGCCGCGCGCTACAGGTAGGGGGGCGTTCGCGCGGAAGGAAGGTGCCAGCGGGGCCGGAACTAGCGGCGCCCGCTGGCCGCTGCCGTGGCGGAAACCGAAGGCCATGGGCAGCGTATGGAGTTGGCGCCGGTTCATGCGGCACCCGATTGGTCGGAATTGGCGGCTTCGGCAGGCGGATTTTGGACGTCGCGAGGGTAAATGTCGGGGCGAAGGTCGTGGCGGGAAATGCCGGTGGCGGCTTCGACGACAAATACCAATTCGGAAGGAAGCGGACGCTCCTTTCGCAACCAGTCATGGATGACCGACTGTCTCTTGCCGACGATCCGGCCGAACGCGACTTGCGAACCCGCTTTGCGGATCGCTTGGGCTAGAGCCGAGTCGGATTGGCAATGGAGAACCATACCGTTTACCTACCGACATTGCGGTATGAGTCAACCGTAACTGCGGAATATTATTCTACCGGAAATCCGTTAGGCTGTTCGGCATGGAACTAGGACGCCGGATAGAGCTTCGCTTGAAGGTGCTTGGCATCAGCCAGGCCGAACTGGCGCGCCGTGCCGAAATTCCGCAAACTACCGTAAACAGTCTTATTCGCAGCGGTCGCCGATCCACTCCGCACTTGGTGAAAATCGCGCGGGAGCTTCAGACCACACCGGCTTACCTGGCTGGCGAAACGGATGATCCGGCGCTTGATGCACCGGCACCAACGCTCTCGAGCGAAGATCAGGCAGTCTTAGGGCTCTATCACAGCCTCGAATCGTCGGGCCAAAAAGCTGTCATCGAGATCATGCGCACCATGGCGCAAGCGTCCTTGGCGGCGAAGCCTGCCGATCGGCCGGTAAAGGCACCAGTCAAAATCATCACATCGTCAAAAGGCAAATCCATATCGGCCGAGGCGCTTCGGTGATCCGCCGGGACCGTCTGCGCATGCTGATGTCGACCCACAGGGTGACACAGCGCGCGCTGGCGGCTGAACTTGGGATCTCTGCGCAGACCATTGGAAAGATCCTGATCGGCGCCCCGGTCGATATGCGAAAGCTGCCCATCATTGCCCGGATGTTTCGCGTGTCGCAGGAATATCTGTTGGGCGAAACCGATGACCCGTCGATCAGCGCCATGGAGGCCGCGATCGACAAGGAGGAATGGGCGATCCTTGACCTTTATCGCCAGTTGGCGCCGAGCGGCAGGCTGGCCGTCGCGGAAATCATGCGCACCATGGCGCAGGCCGGAAAAACCGGCATGTCGCGCCTTCAGGAACGCGCGGCCGAACCATTCACGGGGCCGGGCATCCGCCATGGTCTGACGACGCGATATGGAGCGCAGGGATAGCCTGCGGGCGCGGGATCTAAAATTGCTTGGGGGCAAGCTAAGTGAGTGATCGGGATTATGACGGCAAGCGCCGGCCAATGCCCTCGTGGCTGAAATGGGTGTGGCGGCTATTCATCACCATCGCTGCGCTTTTTGCGCTGATGGTGGCTCTCGGCCTGTGGTTGGGCCCAGCAAAACCGAATTTGACGCCAGTACAAATCGCTGAAGGGCGCGGTTGCCTGGACGACAAGGGCAGCATCCCAGACATGGAGGCCAAAGTGAGGGCGCAGTTCGCGGACCCCGAAGGTTTCCGGGTTGATGGCGCCGTGGAACTGCTGCGGGGGGACGTAAACGACCCGGCCATTCCGAAGGACACAAGCTTGGCGCTGATGCGTGTGGCGGGGAAGAACAGGTTTGGGGGGCTATCGTTCTTTGCCGCATCCGGGGCGCTGCATATCAAAGACTGCACGGTGACGATGTTTGAAGTGAAGGAAGAGCAGTGAGCCGCAATGTAAAATCTAATGCTGACAATATTTCGGCATCTGACGTGGACGGTGCTGAGCAAAACTCAGGCGCCAAAGAGACTTGCGGCATTATTATGCCCATTTCTGCGATGCCTCCCAAATATGACGCAGCACATTGGAATGACGTAAAAAAAGTCATCCATAAAGCAATTACAGATGCGGGGATGTATCCTCAGATCGTAAGTGACGATTTTGAGTCCGATGTAATCCAGCGCAGAATTATTAAAAATCTATATGAAAATCCAGTAGTTGTATGCGACGTATCTGGATTGAACCCAAACGTAATGTTTGAGCTAGGTATGAGAATTACGTTCAAAAAGCCTGTGATTATTATTACCGATGATATTGGTTCAATTCCTTTTGATACTCGAGTTATCGAGCATGTTTCATATCCTGCCGGTTTGCACATTCACGAAACTAACTTTTTTATATCTACTCTGACAAAGAAAATTATAAATATTCATAATAATTATATCAATAATAAGTTTAGGTCGTTTATCGAAGATTTTGGAACATTTGAAACTCTAGAGCCGAAGAATGAATACGTTGGAATAGAGCGTATAATTTCTGATAAATTTGCTGAACTCGAGTTGTCTTTAAGAAGAGGAGAAGTGCGTAATCCACTTGCTTCGGCCCGCTGGGCAAGTCTGGATCGTCGTCCCGACAGCCAATTTGAAGGTCCCAAAATACGAATTTATATTAACTCGTATGTTCCCGATGACATATATGGTAGCTTCATCAACCATTTGCAAACCAATGGAATTGTTAAGAAGATCACAGTTCAGACAGAAAATACAAGAGGATTCTCTTCTGTTATAAGTATTATATACGATTCTATGGTTTTGGATGGTGAGCGCTTTCTCCCAATTGTGTTGGAGGCCATGCCTACTGTGCTGCGCAATGCAGTTTCGCATTCGGAAATTGAATAGTATTATCCGGTATAATATTAATCATTTGTCCCGCATGAATTTTTATATAAGCGCGACGCCCACTGCGGTTGCTAAAATATAAGTGAAAGCCATGGATTTAATCCATATGAGTTGCTTTTTCGGAAGATGGATTTTTAAAATATGGATTGAGCGGTAATTTTATATTGATTGGTTGAAATCGATTGAGGTTAGACCCAGAAAGTTTCACGAATTATTCTAAAATACTGCCTCCTATTTGAAAGCTATGGACCGAACTTTAGCGAGCGAGATGAATATGTTTAAAAAAATTTGGGATGGAGATCTTTTCGATAGGCGCAGTGAAGCTTTGATGCTTCAGGGCTATCTCGAAAGTTTAACAAACGGAAATCATGGTCAGCATGTGCAGCGAGCATTCACTATCGCTGTTGATGCTGGCTATGGTGAGGGAAAGAGCTTCTTCCTAAAGCGTTTTGCCGAACAAGTAAGCATAAATCATCCAGTGGCATTTGTCGATGCATGGGCTGATGACCTTGCAGACCAGCCAATGGTAGCGTTGGCTGCAACGCTAAAGAAGGCGCTAAAGCCCTATCTTAATGAGCCAGAGGTCAAGCAGACCTTTGATAAATTCGTTGGCAAAGCTGGCCGCGTGGCAAAATGCGCTGGCCTTGGGTTAATTAAGCGTGCCGCTGGTATGGTGATCACTGCGCCAGTAGTTGATGAGCTGGAGGGGATCGTCAAGGATACCGGTCACTCCTTAACGGAGGGCATGAAGAAATCCATCGAAGACGGAGGCAAGGATCTTGCAAATGGTCTGATCGAGGACGTTTCCAGAGCATCCTTCACATTGATGGATGGGCGCATCAATGCGTTCGAAGAAGGTCAGTCTGCTATCGATGAAATGAAAAAGAGTCTGGCTGCTATTGTCGAGAAGATCAACAAAGATGGTCATAGCGCTCCCATTATCATTGTGATTGACGAGCTTGATCGCTGCCGGCCTACCTATGCAATTAAATTGCTCGAAGAAATAAAGCACCTTTTTGACGTCAGGGGGTTGATTTTTATTTTAGGTGTGCACCTTGAGCAGCTCTCTTGTTCAGTATCGGGTGCGTATGGGAGTAAATTTGATGGTGGAAAGTATTTAAGCAGATTTATAGATCGTCGTTACAAACTTAGAAAGCCAGACGCGTTTCATTTTGTTTCTCAGCTTTGCGCGCAATATGGAATTTTGGAGGAGAAAATCGAATTTTTCCTGATGAGGCAGAGGAATCCCAGGAAATCACTCAATTTTTTTGAAAAAATTTGTGCTTACTTTGATGTTTATTCTGTCTCTGCGAGGGATAGAATAAAATTAATTCATCAAATTCAAACTTGCATATCCCTTTCTGGGTCAAATAGGCTTCAAGGTGATTATTTAATATCTCTTCTTATAAAGAATTTTTATGGCTTGGATTATGTTAATAATATCAACAGAAATGATCTTTTTAAATTTTATGTTCCAGAAAGTTTTAATAAATCTACGCATGAGTTCAATCTGCAGGATTTGAGTATTGAAATAGAAAGGGCTTTGGCAATGTCTGAGGAGGCAATTGATGAAGCTATGAGCAAAGATAATCAATCTGAAATTATTAAGTTAATGTACTACCATCGCGATAATGGGCAGGATGGTAATATTCATCATATTACCCGCTACAACGATCTTATTTCCACTGTTGGAAGGTTTAGTGACCCAATGCTTGACGCTAGCGTTCCGGTAATCGCTTAAACCCATCGTGGCGGAATCCGCTTAATTTCCTTGCGTGGTGGCGTATGCGGGCCCCGGATGAAAGTCGGAGATATATACCCTTTGGGGGCGGGTCTAAGATTTTACTATAATGCGCTTAAAAATTAGGCATTCCTCCGCTATGTTCCTGTCATGTCCACAATGGCAGGAAATACGGAAAGCAAATCGCGGCGGTTGCGCCCGGCCATGGTGTCGCTGCGTCTGCAGGTGCTCGACTTCATCCATGAATATATCGCACAATGGCGCCACAGCCCGAGCCTGGGCGAGATCGCGGCCGCCGTGGGCGTGCGGCGCCAGTATGCGCACCAGATCGTCGGCAATCTCACGGCCAGCGGCCTGTTGATCAAGATCCCCGGTCCGCGTGGCCTGCGCTTGCCACAACAGCGCGATGAGGCGGTGCAGCTGCTGCGCTCGCTGGGCTGGAACGTGGACGATCGCGCGCATGAGGCGACAAATCGCAGACTGATGGAAGGCCCTGCCATTGATTACACCCCGCCATCGGCAATCAAGCGGGGATCTTCGGGACATGGCAAAATCAGGCGGGTCGAAGGCGGCTGGTAAGCGCAAAGCCAAGGGCAAGCAGGCCGGCGTTGCCGAACGGATGATGGCCGACCAGCGGCGCCGGATCTCCGCCGCCTATGCCGAATGCCATCCCGAACGTGCGGCAGAGGAGCGCGCGCTGCGCAAGGCGCATGCGGCCGCGCAAGGCAAGTTTGGCCATAAGCGCAACGGAACGGTCGAAACCCACGCGGCCGCGGCCACTATGCGCCAGGGCGCGTTGGCCCGCCTTCACCGATCAGGCGCGATCAGCAATGACCAGTTGGGATGGGCGTTGGAAATTCAGGCCGAGCATGAACGCATCGATGCCGAGGTGACTGTGCGCAGCGCCAGCCTCGAAACCCGCGTGGATCTGAGTGTTTGTCCCGATGCCGCCTTTTTCGAGAGCCTAGGCCGGGTGCGGCGCGCGATAGCCTATTCACGGTGGCGCCGACAACTGCCTATGGTCTGTACGGGGTGCCTGACGGGCGCGCAGCATGTGCTGGCTATGGTTGTCGATGATCTGGGCATCACGTGGGCTGCGAGACGGCTGCGGATGAGCGTGAGGCGGACGCGAAAGGTCTTGCTTGATGCACTGGATCTCTGGCCGTCAATTCTTGAGGATGTTCGCGGGCAGGTGGGGGACGAGGATCTGGTGTTGGTTCACCGGCGGATCGGACTTTATTGATCTGGGATGGGATCATGAAACTTTTTGGACTGCACCGATCTGGATCGGCCCATTGGGTGTCATTTCCGGCTGGACTGGCTCCCGTGGGTGCTTGGAAGACTGACATCGATTGAGGCATCCCAAGTAACTTGAGTGGAGTGGGTTCCAACGAAATCCTGAAGGCGCTACGAATACTCTATGCCAATGATCGAAATCGCCCCGATTGATTCCCTTGCCCTCTCGCTCCATCATTCCCCAGGGGTCCAAGCCCTCCTGATTGGCAGCGGAATATCCCGCTCCGCTGGCGTGCCCACGGGTTGGGAAATCACCCTTGATCTGATACGCCGCCTTGGCAGTGTTCGGGGCGTGGTGGATCAGGTCGACTGGTCTGCATGGTATCGGGAGACTTACGGGCAGGAGCCCAGCTATTCCGATATTTTGGATGCTATTGCTTCAACTCCAGCGGAGCGGCGGTCGATCATTCATGCATATGTTGAAGCTAGGGATGGCGAGGAGCCTTACCAGCCGACAGTAGCTCACAGGGCGATAGCGAACCTCGTGGCCGTCGGTACGATCCGGGTGATTGTAACGACTAATTTCGATCGCCTACTTGAAAATGCCCTTCGCGATGTCGGTGTCGAACCGACGGTAATTGCTTCAGACGATGCTATTGTTGGTGCGACTCCGCTCGTTCATTCCCGGTGCACTATCATCAAAGTGCACGGCGATTACATGGACGCACGTATCAAGAATACACAGGACGAATTAGAGACGTATTCTCCCGCGATGAATGCTCTGGTTGACCGGGTGTTCGATGAATACGGCCTGGTCATTGTAGGATGGTCTGGCGACTGGGACACGGCGCTGCGCGCCGCAATCATTCGTTCCCCCAACCGACGGTATCCTTTTTATTGGGCTTCCCGCGGTCAGCTATCGGTCCTTGGCGCAGACCTTCTAGCCCATCGAGCGGGTAAGACGATCCAAATTACCGATGCAGACAGTTTCTTTACACAATTGATGGCCAAGACAGACGCTCTTGCCACCATGAACCGTGTTCATCCAGAATCAATGGCGCTTCTGATCGGCACGGCAAAAAAAATGTGCAGGGATGACGGGCATGCTGCAGAGTGGAGCGACTTGATTGCTCATGAAGTCGATCTGTTTTCAGACTGGGTACGTGGTCCGGACTTTTTTCAAGGAACGCCGGACAAGCAGTCTATCAACGATCTAGTAAAGCGTATCGTTACGAAAGCAGAGGGCCTGCGCAGACTTGTCTTGATAGGAACAAGATGGGGTACCGACGAAGCGTTCCGTACGATACTACGCGCCATCACAGCCATCACCTTTCGCGATATGGATGGGTCGGGATATACTTACGTTATATCACTCCGCATGCTTGGTGCGGCAATGTGCTTTCATTGGGGAGTCTCGGCTTCGCTCCTTCGTGCAAATGGGTATGAACGGGCCGCCCAACTCATGCATATGACGATCCACGCGAAATATGACGAAAGCCGTCCTGCGGTGAGTTGTCTACCCATCGCCGCCCTTGAGACAATCGACTGGAAACTTCTTGAAGGTTTCGAAACTCGTAACACACCCCATAGCGATTTTTTCTTCAAGATTTTTGAATTAGAAGCCAAGGACATCGTCGTCGGACCCAACGAGGCAGATGCGATTTGGGACGACAGTGAGTTTGTGATCGCAGCTGAAGCTGGTTATCAAATGCTTCCAGCCATGAAGGAAAACGGATCGCGGTTCTGGGTGCCACCTGGACGGTTTTTATGGCGTAATGACAATGGTAAAAGCTTCCGTGACCGGATCGCTCATCTAAGGAATATTTCGGCCGCCTCGCCTGAGTTGACAGCTGGCCTTTTTGGAAAAAGCATCGAGGGCCTGAACGAGACACTGGAGCAGATGACCGAATTTTTGGGCAGTGTGGCCTCCCGTTTTTTCAGGTAGATGCGTATCCGGCATCTCTGGTTTATCCCGGTGCTCGTCAATGCGGACAAAAACCGGACATCCAAAACGGTCACGTAACTGGCAAATCAACAGCAGCACGAAATGCATCCGGCACCCGCCCACCGCAAGGTTGGCGGGTTTTGTCGTTTCTGGGGCTGCGCCGTGAAACCCATTCCCAATGCAAAGCCCGGCGCGGCCGTGGCGCGGCAGCTCTCGCCGCTCAGCCATGACCTCGATCAGCTGCTGTCCGATCTGGGGGCGGGCGTGCGCAGCGCGGATCATTTCAATGAGCTGGAAGAACGCGGCGCAAAGATCGCATCGGGCATTCGCCAGGCATTCCGCAGCAACAGAGGCCAAGCATGATCGACCTGCAGGTGTTGCGTCAGTTCGCCAGTGACGGTCCAGGTGAGGAGCGGATCCCGATCACGCGCAACGCCGTGCGCCAGATCGTTCGCGAATTGGAAGCCGGGCGTGCAGCCCTCGGTGTGCTCGCCTTTGCGCAAAATCGGCGGGAAGAGGTAGCACTGCGCTCTGAGATCGGTCCCGCCATTGATATCGGCAATCCGGACTGATGCTGTCGATCGACTTTCGCGCAGATCTGTCGGGCATGCAGCGCGCCCTTTTCGCGCTTCGCGCAGACGAGGTGCCGTTTGCTTCGGCATTGGCCCTGACGTCCTTGGCGCGCGGTGTGGCGGATCTCGAGCGGGAAGAGGTTAAGGAAACCTTTGAGAACCCGACGCCCTTCACGCAAAATGCTTGGCGTGTGACGGCCGCTACGAAGCGGATGCCCATTGCCTATGTCCGCGCCAAGGACATTCAGGCGCAATATCTTGAACCCTATGTCGATGGCGGCGACCGGTGGCTTGGCAAAAAGCGGGCGATGCTCGCACCGCGCCAGGCGACGCTGAACCAGTATGGGAACCTGCCTCGCAATGCCCTGAAGCGATATCAGGGCCGGAAAGATGTTTTCGTCGGCAAGATCAAGTTCAAGAAGAGCGGTGAGATCGTGTCGGGTGTTTGGCAGCGTGGCGTTGGCGCGGGGAAGGGGCTCGAGGTTAAGCGTGGAAAGCGGAGTAAAGGTGGCGGCGAGTATGGCACCAAGGGCAACAACCAAAGCCTGATCGGAGGCGTGAGGACAACTCTGAAGCTACTCGTCCAGTTCGAAGGCACGTCCGAAGCGCCGAAGCATCTCGAGTTTTACGAAACCGCGCGGGCCTATGTCCGCGCCAATGCTAAGCGCGAGTTTGACGCGGCGTTCCGCAAAGCGCTGGCGACCAAGAAGAGGTGATCGATATGGTCCAATTGCTTCGAGGCAAGCCGCGAATTCCGCGCATCGTTATGGTCGATGAGATTGATGCTTATCCGGTCGCCATGTTTCGTCTTGATCGGCCGGGACCCAACAGGCGCCCGCCGGTGCCGGCACCGCGCTCACCGGCGGCGCCCCCACCCCCCGGGGGGGCTTTGGGTCCTTCCTAGGCCCATCTGCTACGTGGGGAATTGCGCACCCCGTCGTCTCCCCAGCTACGACCCCCAAAATCCGGTTGACGGTTGACGGTTGACCCCATGACGACTTGCTCGCTCGCCCAATACGCCAAAGCTCATGGCGCTTCAAAGCAAGCTGCCAGCAAATGGAAAAGTCGCGGAGTTCTGGTCTTTTCCGGCGATCTGGTCGATGTCGAAAAGTCTGATCGACGGATGCGCGATGCCGGGCTCGGCAATTTCAAACGCCCGTCAACCGATGCCGTTCCGGTTGACCGCAGGCGTCAACCGGTTGACCCTTCGCCCGATGCGGTTGACCCCGACGGCAACGCGGTTGACGGGTATGGAGACCAGTACGATCCCTCCCAGATCGATGACTTCCTGGGCGACCTCGAGCAGGGCAGATATACCTCGCAGGTCAACGCGCAGCGCATCAAGGAAAATGCCCTTGCTGCCCGCCAGCTGCTCAGCCTGCGCCGCGACGCCGGCGAGCTGATCGAGATCGAGCGGGCGGGCAAAGTCTTTTTCAAGCTGGCCCGTCAACAGCGCGATTCGTGGATCACCTGGCCGGTCAAAATCGGACCTTTGCTCGCGGCAGATCTGGGCATTGAGACGGCCCGTGTCGTCGAGGCTTTAAACGTCTATGTCCAAGAGCAGCTCGAAGCCCTTGGCGAGCCCGAGCCGGACTTCTCGGAAGGAGATACAGAATAGGCGGCTGATCGAGCACTTCCGGCTGGGCTGGCGCCCGCCGCCTCGGATCAGCATCCCTGAATGGGCCGACACCACACGGGTCAAGCCGCGCGGCGCCGGAAGCACCGCGGGCCAGTGGCGCACCAGCGACGTGGAAATCGCGCGCGGGCCGATGCTGGCGGTCACAGAGCCTGGGGTTCACATCATCTCTGCGATGGTGGCGACTCAGCTGCTCAAGACCAGCCTGATCGAGAACGTCTTCGGCTATCATGCCGATCTCGATCCGGCGCCGATGATGATCGTCCAGCCCAAAGACGACGCGGCAGAGCAGTTCAGCAAAGAGCGCATCGGCCCTTTCATCAACGCCACCCCGGCGCTGCGCAAGATTATCGGCTCGGGCAAGAGCCGCAATTCTGAGGAGACAATTGACTATAAGGCCTTCCCGGGCGGCTTCCTTGCCCTGGTCGGCGCCGGCAGTGCCGACAACCTTGCGCGCCGCCCGCTGCGCATCATCATGTACGACGAAATCGACAAGTACCCGCTCACCCGGGAAGGCTTGGCGATGGACATCGGCGATGAGCGTCTGGCGTCCTTTGCCAACTGGTTGTCGATCCGCGTGTGCTCTCCCACCGTCAAAGGCGAGAGCAATATCGAGAAGTCCTATCTCGATAGCGACCAGCGCCGCGCCAGCGTGGCTTGCCCGCATTGCGGCCATCGCCAGTTTCTGGACTTCTTCGACCATGTCCATTGGGACAAGACCGAGGACGGCCAGCACAAGACCGACACAGCGGCGATCCATTGCGAGGCATGCAGCGTTGGTTGGACCGAGGCCGAACGCCGCCGCGCGCTGAACACGATCCGCTGGCATCAGACCCGGCCGTTCGATTGCTGTGGCGAAAAGCAGATCCCGCTGGACGCCTATGCCAGCACCTGGCGCAACGGCCGGCGCGATCCGGTCGATCAGGTTTGGGACTGGTGGGCGTCAAACCGCCATGCGGTCTATCGCGCCAAATGTGTCCATTGCGGCACTTGGGCGGTGCCCAACGAGCATGCGGGCTTTCAGGCCAGCAAGCTCTACAGCCCGTGGGACCGCGACAGGCCCGCGATGATCGCGAAAAAGTGGATCAAGGCGCAGGGCGACGAGGACAAGCTTCAGCCCTGGTGGAACACGCAGGCGGCGCTGCCTTACAAGCGCAATGTCGGGGCGGAGATCTCCCTCGATGCGCTGGCCGCGCGATGCGAGATCTGGGAAGCCGAAGTGCCCGACGGCGTGGCGGTGATGACCACCGGCATCGACGTCCAGGATTACCGCGTCGAGATCGAGAATGTTGGTTGGGGCCGGAATGAGGAAAGCTGGTCGATCGACTATCATGTCATCGACGGCGAAATCTCCGATCCCGAAGTGCAGGCCCAGATCGACGCCTATCTCGCGCGGGTCTGGTTTCGGGCGGATGGGCGCCCGTTCACCACGCGGGCGGTCTGCATTGACTCCGGCGGCCACCATACCGACGCGGTCTATAATTTTGCCAAGGCGCGCCTCGGCCGCAAGGTCTGGGCGATCAAGGGGGAAAGCGCAAGGACCGGGCATACCAACCCGGTCTGGCCTATCAAGCGGCCCAGTTCGCGTTCGAAAAAGTCGTTTCGGCCGATCATCATCGGCGTCAACGCAGCCAAGGATTTTGTTCACGCCGCGCTGCGCAAGACAAAGCCTGGCCCCGGTTACATGCACTTCAACGTGCAGACCGACGTCAACCGCTTTGCCCAGCTGACGGCCGAACAGATCGAATGGACCGGGCATGGATCGCTGCGCCGGCGCAAATGGGTTCCCAAACCCGGCCGCGCGAACGAGGCGCTTGATTGCCGCGTCTATGCCTATGCCGCGCTCCATGGCCTGATGCACATGGGGCTGAAACTCAATCGACTGGCCGACGATGTCGGCGCGGTCATCACACCGGGCACCGCCGGGGCCCAGATGCCGGAAGCGGACGACCAAGGTCCGCCGCCGTCGGCCCCCCAACCGCCCGATCCATCATCACCGGCGCCGACGCGACCGCCGCCCCCTCCGCCACTACCGCCGCCCGCAGCTCCGCCCCGCCGGGGCCGCCCCGATGCCCGCCGTCTGGGCCGCCGTCTCGCCTGAAGGAATGCCATGCGCTTCAACCCGCAGACCAGTGTGCTTGCCGGGATGGATACGTCCGTCCTGCAGGCTCGACTGGCCCAGATGCAGCAGGATTACCTGGACCTGATGTCGGGCGCCAAGGTCGTCAGCGCGTCCTACACGCAGGGCGAGGGCGGTAAATCGGTCACCTATGACCGCACCAATATTGCCCAGCTCACCATAGCCATTCGCCAGCTGCAGGCGCAGTTGGGCATCATCTGCAGCCCGCGTCGGGCAATCGGGGTGCGTTTCTGATGCCATCGCCACCCGCCATTCTCGACAATCAGGGACGAGTGATTTCCTCAAACGACATCGCGCGTATCCGTGAAGGCGCGAGGGGCGGCCGGGGGCGCATGCGCGGATCGCTGTCCGGCCAGACGCCGCAATGGTTCCCCTATGACGGGGCGGACTGGAGCTCGAAGGAGCTGGGCGGCTGGTATCCCTGGATCCGGTCACCCGATTCAGAGATCAACATCTATCGCGACCGCATGGCCGCGCGGGTGCGCGATCTGCGCCGCAACGACCCGTGGGTTTCGGGCGCGATCAGCAGGATCCTCGATTCCACGATCGGCGCGTCCTATCGGTTCGTTGCAAAGCCCGATTACAGGGTTCTGTCGCTGCATGCGAAGGGCTTCGATGCCGTCTGGGCTGCCGAGTACCGCCAGGCGCTCGAGGCCCTCCTGCGCGATTGGGCGGATGATGTCGGCCATTATGCTGACCTGACGCAGGAAATGACCCTGTCGCAGATCTTCCGCGTGGCGCTGGGGCATAAGCTGGTCGATGGCGAAAGCGTGTTGATGGCGCATTGGCGCCCCGACCGGATTGCGCCCGGCGCGGCGAAATGGGCAACCTGCATTCAGGGCATCGATCCGGATCTGTTGTCCAACCCGTTTCAGGCGCCGGACACCCGCTATCTGCGCGGCGGGGTCGAGCTGGACGATGATCAGGTTCATTTGGCCTATCATTTTCGGCAGGCCCACCAGTACGACTGGTACAATTCCGTTCAGAGCATGCAGTGGGAACGGGTCGAGCGGGTCGATCCGGATGGCTGGCGCCGGGTCTATCATGATTATGATCCGGAGCGGTTCGGTCAAAGCCGCGGCGTGTCGGTGTTCGCGCCGGTCATCAGCAAGCTCAAGATGCTTGCCCGCCTCTATGGCGTGAAGCTCCAGGCGGAGAATGTTGCCGCAGCCTTCGGCATTTACATCGAATCCCCCTTCGACTCTGAAATGATCCGCAATGCGCTGGAGGACGAGGACCAGGAAGAAAAGGCGCTGGGCTGGTACCAGGACATGCGCGCCGATTTCCATGCCGAACGCGATCTGCAGGTCAATGGCGTAAAACTGGCCACGCTGGCGCCGGGCGAAAAGATCCAGTCTGTTGCCCCCGGCGGCGGCCAGCAGGACATGACGCCTTTCGCGCATGAAATGCTGCGTGCCGTTTCGGTCTGCCTCGGTACATCGGCCGAAGAAATCCACAACGACTATGGTGACAGCAGCTGGTCATCGGCGCGCGCAGGCATCGTCCAGTCGGAAAAAACCTACACGCGGCGCTGCGAGGATTTCAGCCAGAACACGGCGACGCCGGTTGTCGCCACCTGGCTTGAGGAGCCTTTCGAACGCGGCCTGCTGCCGCTGCCGCGCAATGCGCCGTCCTATATCGAACATCGCACTGCCTATTCGCGCGGCCGCTGGCTGGGCGCGGCGCGCGGCTGGGTCGATCCGGTGGCGGAACGGCAAGGCGTGGTGCTCGGCCTCGATGCCGGTCTGTCGACCATGGAAGACGAATGCGCGCGGCAGGGCTCCGACTGGGAGGAAAACCTCGAACAGCGGGCGATCGAATACAATCGCATGAAGGAACTGGGCCTGCCCGCGCCGCGCTGGTTTGGACAGGATTACTCCGCCACCCAGGCCGCGCAGGCGCCCAGCACGGAACAGCCATAATGTTTTTCGACGTCACCCGTGTTGGCGGCCTCATGACTCTGCGCGTTGCGGTTTCCGCCGTCGCCTATCTGGCCGAAGCGCCCGATGGTTGTGCGCTGCGCCTGATCGGCGGGGAAACCATCCGCGTCAACGAGGACCCTGCCGAGATCGAGCGCCGCATGGTCGAAACGCAATTGCCCGCGCAGGCGGAGTTTGTCGGCGGCGCGCCGATTGAGCCCCTCTCGCTTCAATCCGGGCGCATCCACCACAATTCCAAAGGCAGGAGATCGCGCTGATGCGCTTGCCGCTCAATCTGATCACCGGCCTTTTCAACACCCCGGTGGCGCTGGCGCCATCATGCGCGCCTCTGGTCATGCAACTGCTCGATCAGGCTAAAAAGCTCGAGACCACCACGCCGGGAGGTACACCCGAGCGCGAATGGGGGATGCCCCGCAATGAACGCGCCGAAGCATGCCCCTATGACATCATTTGCGGGGTGGCAGTTATCCCGGTCAAAGGCATCCTAATCCAGCGCCTTGGCTGGCTGTGGCACTATGGCGATTACCTGGGCGTGTCGGGCTATGACCGCGTGCGCTATCAATTCATGCATGCACTGGCCAATGATGCCGTGGACGCCATTGCTTTTGATATCGACAGCGGGGGCGGTGATGTTGCCGGCTGCTTTGACCTGGTCGACACCATTTATGGCGCCCGAGGTATCAAGCCGATCGCGGCCATTCTGGGCGAAAATGCCTTCTCGGCCGCTTATGCGATCGCCTCGGCCGTCGATCCCAAGCGCCTGTGGGTGCCGCGCACGGGCGGTACCGGGTCGGTGGGCGTGATCTACATCCACCTGTCGATCGCCGGTTACCTCAAGCAGATGGGCGTGGCTCCCACGCTGATCACCAAAGGCGCGCTGAAGGGCGAGGGCAGCGAGATGATAGCCCTGTCCGATGAGGCGCGCGAGCGGTTCCAGCGCGACGTCGATACGGTCGGCCGTCTGTTCGATGACACGGTGGCGCGCAACCGCGGCATGACCCGCAAACAGGTTTTCGACACTCAGGCCGGCACGTTTCTGGGTGCCGATGGGGTCGACATTGGCTTCGCCGACGCGGTTGCCGCGCCGGATGAGGCGTTCCGGGCGCTGCTCAAGCAGCTCTGACGGGGGCCCGGCCCCGCATCTGGCCTGACGCCAACACGGAGTGACCCATGAATTTCAGCAATCTTTCCGCCGGGACGAGCCGCTTTGCGCATCTCGCCGGTCTGGCCCGTTCGAGCCGCCGCATGGCGGAGGACGATGAGGATCAGGACGAACAGAAGGGCAAGCGCTCTCGCCGGGCCTCGGAGGAAGATCCGGACGATGACGGCGATGACGGCAAGTCAAAGGGCAAGCGTTCGCGTCGGGCCTCGGAAGACGATCCGGACGATGACGGCGATGACGGAAAGTCCAAGGGCAAGCGCTCGCGCCGTGCCTCCGAAGATGATCCCGACGATGATGGCGATGACGACAAGTCCAAGGGCAAGCGCTCGCGCCGTGCATCGGAAGATGATCCGGACGACGATGGCGATGACGACAAGTCCAAGGGCAAACGCTCGCGCCGCGCGGCTGAAGACGACGATGACGATGATGAGGACGACAGCCGCGAGGAAATGCACGGCCGCAATGCCCGCGCGTCGGCCCGCGTCCGCGAACAGCAGCGCATCGCCGCCATCCTTGGCCATAGCGCCGCCGCCGCCAATCTGCCGCTGGCCGTCAGTCTGGCCTGCGAAACCCGCATGACCCGCTCCGAAGCGATCCGCACCCTGCGCGGACAGGTCCGTAAGAGCCGCGATGATCGCGACGACGATGATCATGATCGCAGCCAAAACCGCCATGCGCGCTCCGATCGCATGAAGCGCAATACCAATCTCGGCACCGAGGTTGAAGTCACCGGCAGCAAGGCGGTCGATGCCAGCTGGGGCGCGGCCTTCGCCAAAGCGGGCATCAAGACGCGCTGATCAGCAGCCCAACATCAGGCCTTTGCACCGGGCCTCTTCCCCCTAATCTGTGAGAAAGGAGCCCGGTCATGGGCAATCCCACCAATCCCGTTTTTACCGAAAACCGCCGCGAGGGCGGCTATGTCGTCTGGGATCCCAGCGACGGCATGCTGACCCGCGAAGCCATCATCCTTGTTTCGGGCAGCGGAGTCTGCCTGGCCGGTCTGGTACTGGGGGCTGAGCTCACCGGCGCCGCCGGGGTTGCGGCCGCGCTGGGCACCAACACCGGCAACGGCACGTTCGGTGCGATCACCGTCGGCAATGCGGCGAAAATCGGCGTTTATACCGTCGAATTCGACGATGCCACCCACTTCATCGTCAATGATCCGACCGGCATCGAGGTCGGGCACGGCGTTGCCGGGACGGCCTTCAGCGCGGGCGGGCTGGGCTTCACCATCACGGCAGGCGGCACGGCCTTCGCGGCGGCGGACAGCTTTACCATCACGGTGACCGGCACGACCAAATATGGGCCGTTCGACCCCACTGCCACCAACGGTCTGCAGAACGCCGCAGCGATCCTGTGGAGCGGTTATCGCGATGCCACCTCCGCCGATCGGCGCGCGGTGGCCAATGTGCGCGGGCCGATGAAGGTGCAGGCGGCCGAACTGGTCTGGGGCGCCAACGTCACGACCACGCCGCAGCAGACCGCTGCGCTGGCCCAGCTCAAGGCCTTGGGCATCCTCTCGGTCTGATCCCTGGCGGGCGGTCTGCCGCCACCTGATTTCTCGAAAATTCAACATCCACTGAACCGGTCAGCGCGCGCTGCCCGTCCCCTTGGGCTGCGCGCGTGATTGGCGTGGCCTCCCATTTGGAGCTCTCCATGTCGATCATCAATATCTTCCGCCAGGATCCGTTTTCCGAAGTTGCGCTGACCAGCCAGGTCGAGCGCATCCCGCATCTGCCCAGCATGCTGGGCGATCTGGGCGAGGCGCTGTTCAATCCCAACCCGATCCGCACCACGGCGCTGGCGGTGGAAGAGCGCGACGGCATCCTGACGGTTGTTCCTCTGAGCCAGCGTGGCCAGCCCACCAATGCAGAACGTCAGACCGAGCGCCGCCGGATGCGCTATTTCGACGTGCCGCGCATCTTTAACGGCGATACGATCCATTCGCACGAGCTGCAGAACATCCGCGAATTTGGGCAGGAAAGCGTTCTGATGCAGGTGCAGACCGAAGTTGCGCGCCGTCTGGGCGGCCCGACCGGTCTGCTCTCGGTGCTGGACTATACCGAGGAATATCAGCGTCTGGCAGCGGTTCAGGGCATGCTGCTCGATGCCGACGGCAGCGTCTGGTTCAACTGGTTCGACGAATTTGGCTTTGTCCAACCGGCTGAAATCGCCTTCAACCTCGATGCCAAGGTCGAATACACGCTGCGCCCGATCATCAACGCGATGGTCCGCTCGATGGCCCGCTCGTCCAAGGGTGCCTTTACCACGGCCACCAGCGTCATGGGGCTGTGCGGCGACAGCTTCTTCGACGCCTTCATCACTCATCCCGACGTCGAAAAGACCTATAAGAACTGGTCCGACGCGACCGAGCTGCGCAAGGGAGGGGCGTTTGAAAGCTTCCCCTTTGCCGGGGTCAACTGGGTCAACTATCGCGGGTCGGACGACAACACCACGATCAAGATCCCCGACGACAAGGTGAAGTTCTTCCCGGTCAACGCGCCGGGCGTTTTCGAGAAGGCCATGGCGCCGGGCGAGAGCTTCGACTGGATCAATACCCCCGGCCGCGAACGCTATGTCGTTCCGATTTTCGACCGCGATCGCAATTCCTGGTGGCGGATGGAGGCGTATGAATATCCGCTGTTCATCTGCAAGCGCCCCGAAGTGCTGCGCACCGGTCACCAGGGCGCCTAAGGGCAGGCGGCCATGGCCATCAATTGGGACAGCCTCGTTCTCGGGCCTTCGATGAAGGTTTTCGGGGAGGAGGTTGTCTATACTCCGCGCGGGGGCCAGCCTATCCCGATTCCGGATGCGGTGTGGGATGAGGCTTCGACCGAAACCCACATCGTCGACGGTGAAGAGGTGGTTATTCAGACCCCCACGCTGGGCATCCGCGCCGCTGCGCTGAACGGCATCGAGGCGGCCCAAAGCGACCGGGTCACCATAACCGCCACCGGCAGCGCCTATGTCGTGGCGCGGCCCCTGCCTGATGGCCATGGCCACATCCTGCTCAAACTTATGAAGGCGCAGCCCTGATGCCTTGGCCCGCGCCCGACGAGATCGTTACCTCGCAGCTCCTGCTCGGCCTGTTCGAGACCCAGTTGCGCGCCGATGGGGCCACCGATGCGGGCGCGCGGGTGTTTCAGCCGGGCGACTGGCCGACGGTGCGCGGGCAGATGCCGATCATCAAACTTCGGATCCTGCGCGAGAGGCGTCAATCGCAAAGCCGTTCGGGCTCGCCGCAATACACCACCACCGCCATGATCCGCGTGATCGGCGAGGTGGAAGCCTATGCCAGTGAAGACAACGCCGGCGCAGCTATTGCCGAGGCCGCATGCTGGCTCCTCAAGCGCCAGATCGAGATCGCTATCGTCAACTCGCATGAGCTTTTCATGCGGATCCAGCAGATCGCATCAATCGACAGCTCTCTGGTCATTTCGTCTGAGGGTGCCACGCATATTGCCGCGATCGTCATGGATTTCGCGGTGGAGTTCTTCGAGGACGCCGACAGTTTTGCGCCCGTCTCCGCCGATGACGTGAATGACATCGATCTGACGGCCGCCAATCATCCGCCGCTTTCGGCCCAATTTCCCCTAAATCCCTAGGAGCCTGCCCATGCGCGTCATCTGCGCCCCGGATCGCCTTGTGCTGCATCCGCAAACCCGCCGCCGAATCGATGGCGTGCGCGGCATTCCCCACGACCAAGGCGATTTCGCGATCGCGCAGCTGATCGAGCACGGCGACCTGCTGCTGATCGAGGACGAGGTCGCTGAGGAAGAGGCCGAAGTCGAGGCCGCGCCCGTAACCGAAGAAAAGGAATGATGGCATGACCGTGCCTTTCGTAAACACGCCGTCGAACCTGCGGATCCCGCTGTTCTTTGCCGAGCTCGACCCCTCGAAGGCCAACACCGCCCAGGCGACCCAACGCACGCTGCTGGTCGGACAGATCCTGAGCGGCGGCACGTACACGGCGGGAACGCCGGTGCGCGTCGCTTCGGCGGCTGAAGCTGTGACCGGCGGGGGCAAGGGGTCGATCCTCTCGCAGATGGCAGCCTATTATGCGCTTAACGATGGCGCGGGCGAGGTTTGGGCGCTGCCTCTGGCCGATGCGGGCGGCGCCACCGCGGCCGCGGGCACCTTGGCCGTCACCGGCACGGCGACCGCACCCGGCACGATCGCGCTCTATGTGGCGGGCGTGCTGGTTCCGATCGCTGTGTTGACCGGCGATACGGCCAGCGCGATCGCTGGCAACATCGTGACCGCCATTAACGCCTCGGACGGGCGG